AGCATGGTCCTGCATGTCGGGGCCCGGTGCCACACCCAGAAAGCCGCACACCCTGCGCCGCCACCAATCAAGCAATCTGACGCGCTCGGATAATTCACGCGTATTACGCGTCCATACCGAGGCGACCTGCGTATCCAGTGTGTCGGAGGCACGAGAAATCGCCCGTTCCATTTGCAGCAGTGTCGCCAGAAAATAGCGCATGCGCCGGCGCTCGGGTGGCGCAAGCGTGTTCAGTCGGAATTCCAGAGTTCCTGCGCTTTGAAAAAACCGCCAGGAACTCTCTCCCGACCCGACATCACCAAGGGCTGCATACCCGCAGAAGCGGCGGATTTCGGTTTTTTCTTCGTCGGTGAGTTGGTCACCGGATGGCGGTACGCCGCCACACGACATATCATCCTCCATCACACCGCTCCCGTCTGAAAGTCCGGCCGGAGGCTGACCGATCGACATGGCAAGACCTCCCGGTGCATCAAAGAGCGTCTGTGCCGAGGCTCTCGATCACCACACCACGCTTGAGGTAGGCATTGGTCGCTGTCGGGATGATGGATGCGTCGGCCGTCACATCCGTCGGCAGGGCAAAACCACCAATCCAGTACCATGACTGCGCGATAATCTGTTTCAGACGATCCAGCGGCTCACGGGTGACCATCGCCACGCCGTCCACAATGTCGACAAGCGCCCGCTCGGCATCGGGGATATCTGAATGCCCCACACAGGCGCAGTCCCCCTCTACCAGAGCCCCCTGCCCCAGAAGCAGCGCACGATGAATCGGCCCACCACCCAGTGAGGCCTGCTGCGGCGCTTCGGTCGTCGGCACAAAACGCACACCCAGCAGTTCAATTACCTGCCCGGACCGGTACTCCTCCGACCCGTAAGCGCCGCGATAGAGATACTTGAAATCGGCATCCCTGAAGAGCGAGAGCAACTGCAGATCATCAAGATAACAATTATACGCACCATCGATCATGGGCACGTTATTGCGTCGCAACGAAGCGACACCAGCCAGCACGTTCTGGATCCCGAGCGTATCGCCATCGGCCCTTTTGAGATCTGCTGTTGTCGCCTTGCCGTTGGGCCGCAGAACCAGCGGGGCAGTCGATGCGACAACCGCCATACCCGCCGTGGCATCCGCAACAGTTGCCGATGCAGCAAGCTGTAACTGCCCGGAGATACCACCGGGCGCCGTCGAGACATTCACAGCGTCCGGAACGGCACCGTTGACCGTGTAGACCCCGCTGCCAATGGTCACCGTCATGCCTGCACTTGCTCCGACAGGCCGCACAAGACCGGACACGATGACGAACTGGAAGCCGCGAATATCATCGACCGAAACCGTCGTGGTTTTCGCTGTCGCCGTTGTCGTCACACGCGTATTACCGCCCAGATAACCACCGACACCGCCAGAAACGCCGCCAAACAGTGCATTGCGTGCCAAGCGGTCCAGCGACTGCATGGCCTGCATGCCATTTGTCTGTGCATTGGCCAGAAACTGTGAGGCAATGCCAACACCAGTCGTGACCATGTTCAGATCAATCGTATCGCCATACTGATTGATACTGAGAGTGTATTGTTCGACCGACCAGCCACTTGGTGAGAGCCCGTTGTCGAAATTCGTATTGCCCGAAGGCAGGAGCGGCGTCGTTACAGGTGATTTGAGGCTCTTGCGTGTTTTCGTCAGCGTCTCACCAATTGCATTGGGAAAAACCTCACGATCCGCAATCGCCCGAAATCCAGGACGGGAATGAAGCCCCGTCTCGAACTCACGTGCCAGAAAACCCTGCTGAATGGCAGCACGAAGCTGCTCGGGAAAATTCTCGATACCCATCTCTACTCACCCCAGACCCGTATTTCAGATAATTCCAGCCAGAAACTGCCGCTTGCGCAGGGCATAATCGTGCGCGGGCAATTGGCGCGCATCCTGTCCTTGGGCTGGTGCCGGCTTTGGTACGATCCCGGCACTTTCCTGCGCCTCGCCCGACAAACGCTGTCCCGTTTCCCGAAAAAGAAAGCGTCGCGCCTCACGCGCATCACGCAACGCCTTCTCCACGCCCTGCGGCACATTCTCTTCAGACCAGGTTATGGCAGCGCGATCGACATGTGCTGCAACCAGATCAGGGTCATAGGCCCCAAGCCGCGCAGCTTCAGCGCGCAGCGCCCCTGCAAGCACAGTATCGCGTGCGGCTGCCTTTACTCTGGCCAGTTCCTCCTGATGCGTCTGAACAAGGGAATCCCGTTCAGCAGCAAGTTCAGCAAGAGAGAGACGAAGCGCATCGACATCATCCACCATGTCCATTTCCCCCTACAGGGTTTGTTCGGGCCGCCTCTGCAGCCCTGATTTCCGTCCACTCGGCAGCCGGGTCAGCAATGCCGGCAGCACTGGCATACAGCCGGGCCGCTGTTTCACGGCTCAGCAATCCACCCGACTGCGCCGCACAAAGCCCCTGCGCGAGCGGCAGCAATTCCGATTCATCAGCAGTGAACCAGGCTGGCCAATGCAGGGAGAGTCCCCCCGCATCGAGATTTCGATAGGTTTTCGTCCCGATCTGTATCCCTTCGGGCATGACCGACGAGAGATGACAGAGCAGGCGATACAGTGGCAGCACACCACCCTCGCCATAAGCACCACGCAAACGATCAGCCATCCAGATAAGGGGCTGACACATCAGTTCCATGGCGCGGCCGGATTGTGGCGCACCCAGACGATCGCCGTGCATACGGTTACCGTGCAACTGCTCCAGCACCAGCTGACGCAATTCACGGTAATGCGCCAGAACCGCACCGGCAGCAGCACCATTGATTTCCAGCAGCTTGGCATCGCCTTCAGGCGGCAGGGTCAGGGCGGAGGCCGCCCCTCCCTGTCGTGCCATGCCTTCGGGAATGTCCGGCGTCTTGAGCACGAGCGTTGGGTCGGAGCCGTATTTCAGCCCCCGCCCGGCTTGTGAAAGCAGATAATCGGCTTCAATGACCGTATCGATCGCTTTCTCGAAGCTACATTCCCCCTCAGCCTCGCCACCAGCCCCGCCGAAATTCCTGATCCATATAATCGGCACCACGCCAAAACCGTGATGATGCGACCGCTCTGCATCAAGTGGCGCATCCCCCTCCTGATCGACGGGATGGGGCACAAAAACCCGCACACAATCGCGATCCCAGCATCGGTGCCACCAGAAGCGCATGGCCGCACGCTCAGGCGCGATAGCATAACCACTTTGCTGCAACGCCTGCCCGGTCACGACATAGCGTTCGGTCACACGCAGCAAGGCACCCACACGATCCCATTCAGGCGTTAAATAAGCTGTTTCAAGCACACGAGGCATCGGTCTGGAGCCAACAAGCTCGATCCAGAGCGCTACTGACCCAACCGAGCCACGTATCGCCGCCTGCGTCATGAGTGACGCCAGACCAGCCTCACAGGCAAAACGGTTCAGGGCATCCGCCGTCGCCTTTTCGCTGGAGACAGCAAGCGGCCAATGCGTATGGCCAAATAAAAGCGAGACCGCTTCATCGACAACAGTCCTGCACAGATTGGTCCGTACAGAGGGTCTCCGCTGGGATAGGGGGATATATTCTCCCGCCGCATTACGCTCCGTCGCAAAAGGATAGGGCAGAACATCATACTGCGTTCCATCCAGAACCCTTTGCAGGGCCAAAAGCCGCAGCGTCCTTAGAGAAAAACCAGGAGGAGAGGCATATCGTCCCTGAAGCGCCACCCAATCCATGTAACCTCCCTTATCGTGAAAGACTGAACCACCCCCGGTCCTGCCAACGGCCCGGCGCTGCCTGAGGCTCGATCATCAGATCGCTCAGCGCCCAGATCAGCGCATCCGCGCGATCGGGCGAGGCTGCCCCGCCAAAACCTCGGTTCGAGAAAAGACAAAGCTGCGATTCAAGGGACGAAAAGCGCCCATGATGGATCACACGTCCCTGCTCATAGAGCGCCGCAACGGGCTCGGCGCGCGCAGCCTTGCCACGCGATGCCGTCACCATTCTGAGCGCAGCCCTGGGATCGACGCTTCGGAGCGTCGCCTCCACCAGAGCCCCACCAAAATTGCGTTCCGCCACAATCCTGTCTGCCTGCCAGAGCGCTGCCGCCTGTATGGCCCGACGTGCCCACCCCATGGGCGTGTCACGTGTGGAGCAGTCCTCCAGCACATGCCCGATCCCATTGTGGTCGATGGCGGCCACAACAATACCGATTTCGTCCGCACCCAGATCCGAGGGCCCGGAGGCCCCTGAGGGATCAATCGCCACGACGACACGCTTCATCTGCCCAAGCAGGGCCTCGCGATGCTGATCAAAAACCGGTTCGACGCGCTGAAACATATCGACCCGCCAAAGCGCACCCTCGATAACGGTCTGATACTCCCCCAGCAGAAAACGCCTTCGATCGCGTTCTGGCAGTGCATCCAGCTGGCCCAGATAGGCCTCGCTGAGATTGGCCCGGTTCTGCTCAGGGTTCATGACCATCGAGGCATAAAGCGAGGGGTCCGCATGACGCATCCCCGACCGTGGCTCGATGCCACTTTCGAAAACGGCGTATAACCAGTGATCGGTCGCGGGCGGATTGGCGTCGATATATTCCCGCGGCGTCAATCCACAACGCTGTGCGAGACGCGTCAGCAACATGTTCCTAGCGCCATAGCTTATCTGACTAGCTTCATTCAGATAGATCGTCGCAAATTCCAGCCCGAGAATTTTCTCTGTTCGCGCTGAGTCATCCAGCCCCCCAAAGAGGATAGACGACCCATTGGGAAACAGGATCCTGTTGCTCTGCCCGTCCCATTTGTATCGACGCTTTGGAAAGCAGCATTGCATCACTTTCGGAAACGTATCCTGGATGATGCTGGCTCGCAGTGCATTCTGGCGGTGCCTGAAGACGCCATGCCGCGACTGCGGCTCCCGCAAGGCTCTGACAACCAGCGCCCGGATCAACACAAATGTCTTGCCTGAGCGC